ATAGGCCAATTCTTTAACTCGGTAGGACTGAATGACAGACCTCCTTTGTATTCGTTGGGATACTTGTTAAAGATGTAGTGTCTACCTGTAGGGCTGTTGTGGAAGTATGTGTACACTGGCCCACTTTTCTCTGGGTCATAGCTAACTACTGCATCCTTCTCTGCTTTTGCAACTATTTCTTCATGGTATTTTTTAACTCCTGTGTATCGTGTGTAGAATGTGTTAATGAATTTCTTAGCTGTTGCTCTATCACAACCGCTTTGCGCCATAAGCGTAGTAGCTCCTCCTCCGTATACGAGCAAGAAGCTAAAACGCTTAAAGGGTTTCCGTTCTTTGTCAGTTGGATATCTACCATACATTCCTTTGTAAAGTTCACGGTGCATATCCCTACCGTTATTAATATCGTCAATGAGTTGCTTGTCATCGGCTAAGTAGGCCAATGCAACCATCTCTAGCTGGCTGTAGTCAAGTTCCAAGATGTTACCGTTATCTTTATAACGGCTAACGTATGCTTTTTTAACATCCCCTGTATCTGTCTGGTTCTGTAGGTTAGGGTTAGTGGCTGACAATCTTCCTGTCTTGGTTGCACAATGGTTGAGGTTGGGATAGATGTTATCGTCTGGAAATCGTAGTCCAATGAGTCCTTCGTAATAGGTGTCCTTAATCTTGCTGTATTCACGAATTAACAATAACTGTTGTGCCACTGAGTCACCACCACTTGCTAACTGCTTTAACACTGCGTCATCTGTTGAGTAGTAACCACCCTTACCTAACTCCCCCGTAGGGGCATATTTGCCAACAACTCTCCGAATGCTCTCCACCGTTTTAGTTTTTGGTTTACCATTCTTATAAAATCCATCATCTACCTTCTCCTTATACTTCTCTTCACCCCCAAAGAAATACAGGGATAGTTGTTTAGGGCTAGCTGTATCTAGATCAGGTGCTTCTTCTGCAACTGTCGCTTGTGCTGTCTTCAGCATAATGTCGTAGAAGTCACGCTGTGTATGTACGTACTCCCAATCAACACGCATACCGTTTCTATTCATCTCAATGGTTGCACGTAGTGCGTCCATCTGTGTGAACATCAAAGGTAGAATGTCTAAGCCTTCTGCTTCTGCCCACTGTTGCTCAAAGATTATGGCTGTATTCTCTACGTCACCTTTCAAATAGTCCATCAACTCCTCACGGGGAATATGTGGCGTATCAATGCCAGCCTTCCAATAGGCTTTAATCTTGTCATCCTTCAGTGCATGTGCACCAATATATTCCTTAGTTAGTTCATCCAGTGATGCATACAAATGGCGCTGACCACTGAGTAGGTAGGCGGCTAACTGTGTGTCCCAAATACGTGGCAATGTATTATTAGTATCACGATAGATGTACAACAAATCAAACTTAACATTGTGACCAATGACAAGTGATGCTGCATCGCACAAGTTACGCAATGGTGTTAGGTCTAATCCCGTTGCATCATACTTGTATCCTGACGTACCACCTACGCAACATGTACCCCAAGCAATGACCTTGTTACCTCTCCACATAGGGTTGCCACTGTTGTTACCTACTGGACAACGAATGGTTGTCTCAAGATCAACTACTAGATTCATCTTTCAACTCCTTTCTAACTGTTGACAGCAACTCTTTTACGTTCATTACAAACTTGTTGTCCTTGTGAATAAACACTTCTGATTTTGGATCGGTAATCCACATATGACTACCCTTCTCTTCAGGTGCAATTATAACATCATACCAAACCCTATTAATATTTTTAAAATAGATGCGTAGATAACCATCTACATCTATATACACATCACCTTCATTTGGTTTTCCATTTACTGACATATCGTGCCTTTGCTGGTTCAATGTTAACTTCGAAACATCCATGTCTATGTGCTTCAAGTGTTTCGCTACCTCCGAATAACTTGTTTTTTGGAATATGGATAAATCGTTGTAAGTCCATACCCGGTTCATTACTTTTTCCAATAGTGACAATAGCATCAGCTTCCCCAATCTTATCTGTCTTGCTACCTCGTAGCTGGTTCATCTGAATCCACTTCTCTCCCTCACCTGTACCGTCCACCTGACTAATGGCAATGACAGGGCAATATTCTTTAGCCAAATCTCGTGCCCACTCGTATAGCTGTCCGATACGCAGGTCTTCCCTATCTTGCTTGAAACCATGTACCTTGTCAAGTTGGTCAAAGATGATGAGTCCCGGCTTGTACTCATTAAACAATCTTGCAATCTTAGTCACACTCTTAATGCCTGAGTCATCATCCAAGATTAGGAAACGTTGACCACCTCCCTTTAGGAATTCAGCTTCATGTGTCTTAGGGTCACTAAGTAATTCGCTACTAGTAACTTGGCTGTAGGCTTGAATCACACGCATCATAACCTTGTTGCTAGCTTCTTCGTTGTTAATCCAAATCACATGCTCATCAGGTTGTAGCTGAGTCATCATGTAACTTGCTTCACTAGCTGTAAACGTTGTCTTACCTGTCTCTGGTCGTGCCGCAATGATGATGAAGTCACCCTTACGTATTGGCCCTAGTGCTACGTTCAACTCTTTCAGTCTCCAATTAAGTCCACCACTTGCAACCACACCAGACAAGTAATCTAGTGACGGTTTAACGAACACATCATCCTTCTCTACGCTAGCACCTACTTCTTTCTTGTAGGCGTTAAGTAACGGCTCAATGCTTTCCAAGTCGCCGCCCATACCAGTGCCAATCTTAAGGCACACATCGTAAATCTGTGTTGCATAGTCAGTCTCAATTAGTTTGCCTAGCAAATCTTTGACAATGGGTGAGGGCTTATCTAACGCATCCTTCAGGTTGTCAAATGCAACCTCGTATGATGATGGGTCTTTAACCTTCCTACCCTTCACAATTGAAAAGAATGTACGAAACTCAGGGTAATTAATTTCTGTACGTGTTGGGTAGTTGTCCCAATACTCACCTAACACATTAAATATTTCTAATGTAATGGGTGATACGTTGTGTTTCTTTACATGATCCTTAAATCTGTTGTAAGTGTCTTTGTTACTAGTAACTGCTAGTAAGTCAATGTCATAGCTCATTCAAAGCTCCATGTCTTTAAGTATCTCAAGAGATAATTCCTTTGGTTGATGATTGAATATAGCTGAGATGTTAGGGACAATTGGTGATACATCAACAAACAATTTCTTAGCTGCTGCATGTCCTGCGATATCATCGTCTAGCCATAATACCACACGTTTTGTCCTAAACATACTCAAAACTCTCTGTGCTTCTCCATCTAGTTTAGTGCCTAACAAACACAAGGTTGGATAACCTGCATAACGTAACTTATAACTGCTAAGTAAATCTTCTACAATAATTAGTGGCTTACTTCTAATACCAGCAATACACTCTAAGAAACTAAATCGTTGTTTACTATATGTAAGATACTTAGGTGCTTTATTGTAACGTCTTATTTGATAACCATAAATAAATAAATCATTAAATATAGGTAGTACAACACCCTCGTCTGTTTCAGCAATGCGAAACTGGTTAACCAGTGATTCGTTAAATCCATACTGGCCTAACCACAACTGCCCTTCAACTTTAAACTTAGCATAGTCAAGTTCTTTTGTCAAGTCTTTGTAATCAGGGATTGGTGTCCTAGACACTACAGCCCTTGTTGTTGCCTTTATGCTTCTAACTGTCTCTTTTGGTCGGTAATATCCGCTATCTCCACAGTTATGGCAGTGCCACATGAATGCACCATCTAAGTTCTTAACGTACAATCTCTCCCTATTATCCATGCCATTAGGACAATCAACATGGTTGTACTTAGCTTGATCCCCTTCATCTAAAGTCTCAAAGTCGTGTGCGTTACTAGTAAGCACATGTTTTGCTTCTTGTGCATAGTAGGTTGTCATATGTTCTTCTCCTTGAGTTTGGCTTCGATGGCTCGGGCAAAGTCATCTTCGTGGTAGTACGGGCTTGACTCAGCCCACATGTCAGTGATCTCCTCATCCGTCAGCCCAACCCATGTGCGCTGTGATGGTGGGGATGTGTAGAGGGGTGCAATCTCAGAGCCGCAACCTTCTATTTGTCCTGCCAGTATTTCTTCGGCGCCATCAAGATACAAAGTTGGTTCACCAATAATTTCTCCGTTATTGATGACGCACCACGCCACAGGCTCCTGCTGTGCTGGCTGCTCTGCCATTGTTTCTAGTGGGTTTTTCATGTGTGCTCCACAATTTTAATGTTTGTCATAGAGATGATCTGATGACAGACCTTGCAAGGCTTTGCCACCAATGGCCTACCATCCTTACCATATCGTGTTACTAGTATGCGATGTGCCTTCTTCCAATCACACTTGAGTAGTGCGGATACCTCGGCATGTAGGAATACTTTGTGTGGCTCACCCACCTCTGCCGCTATACGAGCTTGCAATGGATGAGTCTTCACATAGCTGTTCTGACCAGAGGAGAGTAGTCTACCCCTCTTGTCATACACGAATGCACTGATGTGCTGTTGACACATTAGCCAAACACCTTAGTGAACAACTCTGACACACTCTTGCTATCGTCAGGTGTAAGCTTCTCAAGGTAACTAACTTGCAATGCATACTGCACATCATACCGCTTCTGCTTACGTGCCCAATTGATAAGGGTACGTGGCGAGATAGTGAGTCCAACCTTACCTTGCTCATACGCTGATCGTACAAGGGATGCAAAGCGCACCATATCAGTAGCAACCTTCTTGTCAACATTACTCTTACTAGTAATGATATCAACCTCATGCTTCTGAGACAGATAGCCTAGACGGATAGTGTTGGTGAATCGGTCAATGGTAGCTGTATTCTGCACACCTACACCAGAGAATGCACCTGTCACATCACCTTGTCCTACAGTGTTACCTGCAAACACCAGACGGAAATCATTGTCAGGATAGACAGTGCGCTCCTCACTTGTTCCGGGTTTTTCTTTGAGATAAAGATAACCACCATCTTCCAGCAAATTCTGCATACCCATAGCAATCTCTGCTGGCATAAGCTCCCACTCATCGACAAGGCACACTGCACCATATTTAGCGGCTTCAGTGATAGCACCATCCTCCCACACGGTAGCACCACCACGTACAACTAGCGTACCAAACAATGCCGCACTCTCTACATCACCAGACATATTGATGCGGATGAATGGTCGGTTAAGCTTAGCACACACATACTTAACCAACGATGATTTACCACTACCTGTCGGGCCGGTAATGAGTGTCTTGTCACCATCCATCATACCCGCTACTAGTAATGCTGCTTCATCTTTCTGCAACACATAGTCAGCATCTACGCTAGGGATGAGTCGTGCAATCTCAGGGTCTACTGGTATATCCAATACACGCACACCAAAGTCACCAAACTTAGGCTTGTAATCAAACACTTCACTAAACCACACATGCCCATACTCCAACGCTGTTGGGGGTTTAGGTGCGGGAGCAACTGCTTCATCACTAAGGGACTTAGTTGGTTCGGGCACTTTCTTACCCAAGTGTGCCGCAATTGCCTTAGCCACACGGTCATTCAGTTCTGTTGTGCTCATGTCAAATACTCCTGTCAATGATTGATAAAATTGTTGGGGAAAGATTGTTAAGGTCGTTGACTACTACGTTCTTTTTATAAAAGCGAGTAACGTTATCATCACAAATACCAATACCATAAACATCTACTCCCATCTTCTCAGCATGTTGAATTGTCTGCAATGTGTACGCTTCAATGTCACCTGCATGATCTCTACCAGCAGGACTACCATCAGACAATACTAGTAACACCTTACGATGTTCTTTGCGTTGTCCTAGTCGTGCTGTAGCATATGCGATACCATCACCGTCACTGTTCTGCCATAGTCCACCACTAGCTGTAGAAAACCGCTTAACTAAGTCAGATTGTGTAGCCTTCTCATTAAACTCACTGAACAACCACACAATAGGGTCTTCCTCTGTCACAGTATTAGTAAACCCATAGATTGAATAGGCAATGTTCAAGGGCTTCAATGCTTCTGCTAATGTACCAGCACCTGCACATGCCATGTCAAACTTCTTACCAGACATACTACCACTGCAATCAACCAGCAAGCATACGGCAGTATCGGTAGTATCGCTTACTACACGCTGACGAAACACACGCTCTGCAACCTTGTCGTTACCGCTTACAAGGCGATGTAATGAGCCATTGTGTAGCTTACCCTTCTTCTTACCATACTCGTACCTATCACGGCTACGTGTCTGCAACTTAATGCGTAACTGGTTAGCCATAGGTCGTGCGTTATTAGTAATGTATGAGTTAACCTCTGCTGATTTAAAGTAACCACTACCAATGATACTGCCAACTACATGCGGTAGTTTCTTGTCAAACCCACAGATTACATAGTCGCTAGGCTTAGGGATTGCGTATGCACCCCTGCCAATCTTACCGGGAATCAGGTGAATACCTGTACGGCTAGGCTTATGCTCGTGCCCTATCTCTTCCATAAGCTTACTCACTGTGATGAGTCGGTCTACATCATCAGACA